TGTATCTCTAGCACCCTCTAATATATCCATAGGAAACATACTAGCAACATCATGAATTGGCTCACAAAGATATTCACGAGAAAATTGTATAGCGGGCATTGAAAGCCTTCTTTGTTCTAAAGCCGCCATATCCCAACGTTCAGGCCATAATGCAACTCCTTCAGAATCAATTGCAGGATAAGTTTCAACTCTAAATGTTTCTTTTTGTTCTAATTCCGCATATAAGTCGTTGTAACTAAACGGTGTACCAACCATCATTAATTTACTACTATGGTGAAGAACTGGAAGAAGTACACCGTAAAACCAATCAGCAGTTCTTTGAAGTTCAGTTCCACTAGTACCCCAAAGAATGTCGTCACACACAACAACATCAGGGTGGAAACCACGAGTAGCCCCACCAACCGATTTTGCCATCAAACGACTACCATTTGTAAACTCGAAGTAAGACTTTGCCCACGGTTGTTTTCCGGCTGGCTTCAAATGATGTAGTACTGGAGTATTATCTATTAGATTTCTAATAAATCTCATATGTTCAAGTGTCTGTTCAAGAGAGTGAGAAAATATCATGATGTGAGTTTTCTTGTTAAATGCTGCTAACCATAATGCATATGACATAAAAAATACAGACTTACCGTGGTCTCTTGATGCTTTTACACAATAATAAGAATGTTCAGTTAAACCTGTTTCCCATGATTTATGATGATGATTGTAAAGAAACTCTAAACATTCTGTAAAAAAGTAATGAAATGACTTTTTAGCCATTTTTCTATCCATTTCAATAATGAATGATTTCATGTCTTCATTATCTTCAATCATATTAATCACTGATTTATTTCTTCACCTGTAAATTTTGCTCGTTCAGGAGTAACAACTTTGACCGGATTTTGTGCTTTTGCTGGACCTGATACTTGCATAGAACTATCTTGTACTGCAACCTTATCGTCATTAACAGGATAACCCATATGAAATTCAGGTTCTTCAGGTTCTTCAAAACCAGTAGTTGTGCTTTTACCAGCATTTACATAATTTCTGATTGTTTTCGGCACACCTGCAATTTTACCCGGCGTATCCATCGCTACATTAGTAGCAGCCGTACCAAGATTCATAGTTTGTTGTCCAGCAACACCAGCCCTTCCTAAATCAGAAATCATGTCACCACCTTGACTTTCAGATAAAGTTCTTGCCGCATTCCAAGCACCTAACCCTGCACCTGCTGCTCTACCAGCAAGACCTATACCTACTTGTAAAGGATTATACACTCTTTTTCCTTCTTCATCTAATTCAAAAAGATTTCTTTTTTTACCATCTACAGTAGTAAAAACATTCCCTACACCAATTTGTGTACCACCACTTTCAGGCGGTGGTGAAATATTACTAGCAACGGCTGGTGTAGCATTGCTCTGTTGTTTAATTATACCAACGTATGATTTTTTTATTCCGACATAACTCATTTTAATCCCCCACTGAAAGATACTTTGACCGCTTTGATTATTGTATCACTGTACCCATACGTCTTATGAATTCTTTCCCAATCACCCTTTGCATGTAAAATAGTTCTAACATCTTGAGATGTCACGTTTAATCTTTCAGCCATAAACTTAACATCAATACTTGAAGATTTATTCAAGTTATTATTAGGTACATGTTTCAACACATTTTCATCAGCAAAAGCATCGGTTAATTGTAATTTTTCCATCATTTTAATTAATTTTTCCGCTTTTTGAAAATCAGTGAGTAATGATTGTTGGGGGTCTGCAAAAGCACTTTGTGCTCTTTGTCTTTGTTCTTCAGTAATTCTTAAGTTTGGATTATTAGCAATATTTCTCATGGCTTGTTCTGTACCTTCAGGAGTTTGCGATGCTTGTTGTCTTGCTGCTACAGGACCGGGAAGTAAAGAACGGAAATTAGGAGGTGGTAAACTAGGTCTAACACCTACTTTATTATTTGCTATTATTTCAGCAGTAGGTGCTTTGATAGGAGGATTACTAGGAAATTCATTCAAAGTCATTTGACCACTAGGTAAAACAGGCGGTTGACCTGCAACACCGCCCGGCGGAGCAACTACAGGTGGAGGTGGAGTTACGACAGGTGGAGTTACGACAGGTGGAGGTGGAGGTGGAGCAACTACAGGTGGTGCAGCAGTGGGTCGTGAAAATCCTGAAGAAATTTTTGGAACTGACCCAACAAAGTTCTTTTGTGCATGTTCAGGTATACTTTCTACATCATGACCTTGTGCTCTCAAGTTATTACTTTGATTACTCTCATTTCTCGTAAATAATTCCATAGCACTTGCAGGAAAAGCAATGTGTTTTTCTAAACCATGACTTTCTAACATCATTGTAGAAAGAGCATTTGCAATGTTTCTCACTTGTGAAATATTTTCATGACCAGTCAAATCACCGGGTTTGAAACCTGCGGCCTGTAATTCTTCACCACTTAACATATCTAAAGCATGAATAGAAGTTGGACCTCCTGATTTACGATTTGCATTTAAACCGGAACTTAAAATAGTTGCATAGTTACGAACTGCTTTTGTATGTAAAGAGTCACCACCACCAATTTGGTTTTTTATTTTAGTGGAATGGGTATCACTATGAGACATCAAACTTTGTAAATCATCATGAGATAAAATCTCACCATTTCGTTTTCTAAACCCGCCTTGATATTTATTTTCGTAATATCTATCTAATTTTTTATGTAAAGAACCTGTTACAGTACCATCTTCTTTCACACGTATGTTACTATCGGTATTGTCACCAAACATTTTTTCAAAAAATGGATACATAGCCATATCATGTATAAAATCATCAAATAATTGCGTATTTCTTCCTTCTGCGGGTGCTCTATTATTTGTTTTAAAAATTTCACTTAAAGGATGTGTTTTACCAGTTTTAAAATCTGTCCACATTACACTATTCCATCGAGGGTCATTCATATCTACACTTTTTATTTCACCTTCATGTGGTATATGATTCATATCAGGTTCTTTTTGATGGTCAGGGTGTAATATTCTGTTTATACCTTCTTTTGCTTTACCTATTGAAAGACCAGAATCATCTTGACCATGTGGTTTTCTACCACCTCTACCATATTGTGGTTTCTTTTTACGTAAAAAATAATCATTTGCTAATTCTGGAATAATACCATAAGATGTAACATCTTTAAAAATAGCATTATTTTGAGTTATATCTTTAAATTGTTTTATTGCATAAGGGTCAAGAGGAGTTTTTTCTACACCTTGCTGATGGCTATCTCTATCTCTAGCAGTTTGTATCGCTCTAGGTACTAATCTACCATCTGCTGATTTAGCATAAGTGCTTGTTTCAGCAGTTATGTGTGGTACTTTTAAAAATCTTAAATTTCTAGTATTTGAATGTGCATGTGTCCTACTACTACCTAAATCTAAATGATATTTCTTTAAACTATCTGCTATACCACGATATGCTGGATTAGATAGCGATTCAAGATAAATTCCAAAAGCATGATTTTTCCCATGCATGTTAGTAGTACTGGTTACTAATCTACCATCTTGTGCTCGATGGCCTCTATCATCATCTTTATCATAATGACCTGTAACATTTTTTCTCCATTCTTTACTTTCAACATTTGGTAAGTCCCAACCATTTCTTTCATTATCTAAATCTATACCTTCTTGAACTATTTTTTGGGCATCCAGTGGATTGAACCCTGCACCGGGATATTGTTTACTCATTTTTTGTAAATGTAACCCAAGTTGATTTATGACTGCATCAATCCCATGAAAATGCACCCCATGACCATCATCCCACATAAGACCACCAAATGTGCCGGGTTTCATTTCCATATCATATAAATGACCAACACCTGAATGTCCAGATTGTTCATGGTCTACATGTCCTGAGTGAGCAAAAGGGGGAGCATCCATACCTTCCCATTTGTCAGGATTATCATTTAATGCTTCTTCAGGATACCATCTGTGTTCAGTAGTTCTCCCGTTGTGTACTAAATGAATACCATTACCTTTCTGTATAGGTTCACCTATAATATAAGTAGGAAAATAAACGCCTGAAGAAAATATGGGTTTCATTGTGTATTACCTCTAAGACCTTTTACCCCTCCTATATTTTCCATTCTATGGTCTTCAGTACCACCTTGAGGTTTTGTTGTCTGACCTGTTGGCGTTTGGTCAGCGTCGATTGTTTCTGCATTACCTGTACTTTTCTTTTTCTTTTCTTTAGCCCTTAATGTTCTTTCAGCAATTCTTAATATCTTGCCTAATTCTATTGTTGTTAAACCAAAAGCACCTTTTGCCACCATCATTGACGGTTGAGACATTGCATCCATTGGCATAGGTGTTGGTGAAATAGGTTTTTGCATCGGCATATAACCAGTAGCACCCGGACCTGACATTTGTGGTTGATTTAAATGAGGAACTTTTAGAGTACTAGGTGGTGTAATCGGTGGTAAACGATGAGGTTTCAAACGAGGCTTTGGTGCTGACATACCTTGCAATCTACCACCGCCTGTTTTTCCAGCATAATAACTACGAGCACCGCTTCTTGATTGTTGCGAAGTGGGAGAACGTACATTTCCTGCTCTTTTACGACTTTCTTGTTGACCTAAAAATTCTTTATATTTAGGCACATCTTTAGATTTAGGTTGTTTAGTAGCAACACCACGATGTTCCATTTCAACAGATAATGGTGCATGCATCAAACCTCTCAACTTACCTCTTTTTACAGAACGCATTTGACCTTTTGCCCTTCTACCAGTAGCACCTTTTGGTCCTAAAGAGCCGCCCGGTGGTGTTTTGAATTGTCCAGTAGAAGGTCTCCACTTTTGTCTTTTTTCTTTGGTTCTCCTTCTTTCTCTTTTCTTCTTTTTAGTTTTTTCACTAAGTTCTTTCGATTTTAATAATTGATATGCTATTTCCATCGGTTCACCCATGGCAAAAGCATTGCCTCCCGCAGCACCCGGTCCTTTTGCTTGGGCTGCTAGGCTTGTCAAGAAACCCATATTACCAGCAGGTCCAGTTTGAGCACTTAATTCACGGTCAGTGTCAAACTTGTCACCTTCTTCTGCTTCTTCTTTTTCATCTTTTAAACCGATTAAATCTTCAGCAGACATTTTTATATGTTTTATTTTATTTTTTTCTTTATCTTTTTTCTCTTTAATACGTAATTTTCTATCATATCTTTCATCTCTTGCTTCCGAAGATTCTCTACCGTACTTATCTTCTTCTTCATGATTATTGCGATACATATGTGATGATTCGCTTCTAGGGTTGTAAATTCTAGTATCACTACCACCCATGATACCGCTACTAGATTTTACAAGTATTTTACTCATATTCAATCCCCGCATAAATTACAATTTGTTCTGTTAATCTATCACCTAAAGCATCATAGAACGATTTAACAACCAAAGGAGAAGAAAAACAAGCACTCATCGATTTACAAATTTTTCTAAATTCCATTAGACCGCCTTTTAATGATTGTCTGAGTATATGTATTTCAGAAGGTTCATCCGTTTCTCTCATTTTTTTCAAGTCTTGCATAATGTCATACAAACTTTTATCTGAAATTTGTAGATTATTATTATTTTCAGCGTAGTGTTTAAAACGCCCATAAACAACAACGCAATAATCTAAAAACATAGGTAAATCGTTTTCTTTAATATCATAATCGGAAATTAAAAATCTATGACCCGGATGAGTAATTTGCATCAAATCACTAACAGAAACTAATTGATTATTCAATTTCAATCTCTCCGTTTTGTAATAATTCAGCCTTGATACGTTTCCAAGTATCGGGACTTTCTTTAGCCAATTCAACTTTCAATATATTGATTGTTTGATTGACTTGAGTACCTTCTGCGGTTGTACCCCATGCTTCATTGAACTTGACTAAATCTTTTATGCTTTCTCTAACTTCTTTATGTAATGTAACTGCATCTCGAACAAAACCATCTTCATAACCTGTAGATTCATCTAAGAAATCATTTAATCTATTATTGAGTTTTTCTACATTATTTCTCAACACATTCACTTCATGTCCTACTTTTACTACAACTTCAGTAGCAGCAGACCTTTGTACTAAAGGTTGAAAGTGATGTTTCATATGATGGTAAACAGTATTTTCAGCAACATCTAATTCTTTGGCTATTATATCAGATTGAGAACCATCTGTAAAAAACCTATTTTCAAATTCTGCTCTTTCAGGATGTGTGCAAATTACACAACTAGGATTAGCAGCCATGTGATATTCTCCCATATGATTTCTAAAATGACGGTCTGCTGTATTGGCTCTCCAACCCATGTCTTTGTCGAGAGTTTTTATGGAAGTTTCTCCGTTCCTTATCATGTCTTCCAAGTCATTCCTATCAGGATGTTGACAAAAGGCACAGGACCTTTTTGTCACTTGCTCACGCTCGGTCACGATGTGTCGACTACATGCGTAGCAAATTAAGTTTGTTAGAAAAAGAGACTATCATCATCTCGTTATACGTGAATACACTGTAGTTAATAAAATGAAAGATGCAAAGATTCCAACTAAGAAAAGTGTAGCATCATTTTGTGAAATTTCATTTCCTTTGTATATTAAAATAATCAAACTAGTAATGATGGCTGCAATTAATTGTATCATAATCATATCGACAATTGTGCTATGTCTAGGATTAAAAAATTGTAATGTCATATCGGCTACAGGTTTAGGTGTTATACTTCCTCCACTTATCATTTTATTGTTCCTCCAAATATTGCTCTATTGAAAAATCCACCAGCAGCCTGTCCAACATTTTCCATAACGCCGGGTTGCATTGCTGCACCAAGAGCACCTTGTAATAACGATTGGTCAGCCATTGCTTTTATTTGCATCCTTTGTTGTTCAGCAGATTGGATGGATTGCATGGATGTGTTTTGTAAACTATTTAGTTGTGCAACAATATTTTCTGCACTTAATGTCTGTAAATCACTAGGTAAAGACATAACATCTAATGACATGTTACCCTCTTCATCTAGTTTAAAAGTAGCATTTTTTAACACATTCAGAAGAGAAAATGTGGTTATGTTAGAAAGCATTTCTATGAATACAGGCATATTTTGACTGACAATAAATCTATCTATCGGTTGTAAAGTTGTTAACATGGCTGCTAAAACATCTGTTTCAGAAGGTGGGGCAACGGGCATCCCATACTGTTGCGGAGTTATACCAGCACCACCTAATATGCCAGCAGTCAATGGTGATGCACCGTAAGAATTCTGATAACCTTGTTGTGTAGGAGGTGCAGTATTCATTACAGGTGCTCCTAAACTAAATGATGAATTGTTGCTTGCTGGTGTTGTAGAAAATAATCCCATTATTGTGTCACCTCATTTTGTTGTATTTCTGTTACTGGTATTACCGCCGGTGCTGGTGTTACAGGTGGTGGTTGCACTACCGTGGCGGGGTTAAGAACTTGAGCCTGTTGGTTTAAAACTGTTTGAAATGCTTGTTGAGCAGCAATTTGTTGTTGCACTTCTTCTTTTTGGAACATTCTCATGTCAAACTGTATCATAGTAATATCATTTAATCCAGTTTCTGGATTTGGTACGTGCCAAACATTAATCCCTTTAGTTCTATTAGAGTCTTTTTCTATTTCTTTAAAGAAGTTTTCATATTTTTGTACTAACTCAGGCATTTGTGTTTCTTTACTTTGCATGGCAGTAACAGGTACAGTAACTAAACTTACACCCTTGTTTACTTTATCTTTAAAATAAGATGGTTTTAATTCATCTTCTTTATCTTGTTCTGTTTCCCATTTACAAAGTAAATGATAAAGATGTAAATGTTCAGGGCAATAAGTTGCTTGTAATCTACGACCACTAGTAACTCCGCTTCTTGCAATGAACGCTTCAGGTTGTGAAGTGAT